CTCAAAAAGGCTAATGAAATAGTTTTTGAAAGGCAGTACATGCAAAATCCAATGCCTAAGCATGGTCTAATGTTCCCATTAAAAGACTTAAATTACTTCGATATTAATAATACAGCAGGATTAAATGATCCTGACTTTACTTTTGTTCCATGCGACCCAGCCAATGAAGGCGGTGATGATTTTGCAGGTGGTGTTTTCAAGTTAATAGGTGATAAGATATTTTTAACCGATGTTTTGTATAACACTGACGGAGCAGACAGTAACGAGTTAGCCTTAGTCGAAATGATTAAGCAATCAAAAGCTAATAGCGTAGGCGTTGAATCTGTTTTTGGATGGGTGGAAACGGCAAAAAGAGTTAGGGAAGATTTAGCTGAAAAGGGATTTGAAGGTGAGTTCAGAATGTTACGACCTCGAACAAGTAAGCATAGTAGAATTTTAAACCGTTCATCTTTTATAAGAAATAATATGTATTTTCGTAGCGACTATGAAAATTACCCGCAATATTATAAATTTATGAGGAACTTAACATCTTACTTAAAAATTCAAGAAGCAGGCAAAAGAAATAAACATGATGATGCTCCCGATCTTTGCGAGATGGCAGGTAGTTATTTCGAAGTTAATTTTGCTCATCTTTTTGGAATGAATAAAATATAAAATATGGCATGGTATAATCCAAAAACATGGGGTGAAAATCTTAACAAAAGAAACATTCAGATACCTGAAAAAGTATTCATTGAGCGTGAAGGAGGGCATTATGAATATAGCGAATATGAACCTAAGCATCTTGAAAATTACTTAGAGTCTTTATTGGGTGGTCACTATTCAAAACAAAACTATATTAATTTATTTTATTGCCTACCTGAAATATTCGCACCAGTTAATGAAATAGCATCGAGGGTTGCTGATGCTAATTGGCAATTGAGAAAAAATAGTAATGATGAGGTGGTTTATAACGATCCGTATTTTAATAAATTATTTGAATATCCAAATCCGTTAATGAATTTTAAGCAGTTCATTTGGCAATCCGTATGCTATGAACTTTTGACGGGTGCGAATTTTCAATACATAAATAGACCTTCTACACTACAACCAACATTTGATAATATTATTTCTCTTTGGAATTTACCTACATCTAAGCTAAGTATTGAATTAAAAAAGAATGTAGATATTTATTCATCTACTTCGATGAATGATTTAGTGCAATCATACAAAGAAGGGCAAAGAGTATTCGAGGTTAAAAATGTTTTGCCATTCATTCAACTAGATATTGCATTTGGCAATGAATCAGATAAATTTGTTTCTCCACTTCAAGGTGCTAGTATTGCAATTAAAAACTTAATCCCAGTTTACGAAGCAAGAAACGTTATCTATGTCAAACGTGGCGCATTAGGATTCATAGTATCTAAGAAAACAGATGCGAGTGGTACGATGGCGCTAACACCAAAGGAAAAACAAGACGCACAAGATGCTTATCAAGCCAACTATGGATTGCAAAGAGGGAAATCTCAGATAGGGGTATCTTCCGCTCCCGTTGAATATATCGACACCTCGATGTCTATTCAAGAATTGCAACCATTTGAAGAAACCCTATCCAATGCAATTGCTATCTATTCAGCATTAAGAGTGCCTCCACATTTAGTACCATCTAAGGATAAGTCAACTTTCAATAATGCGAAAGCAGACATGAAGTCTTTTTATTCAGATGTAATAATTCCAATGGCAAATAAATACGCTCAGAGCTATACAAAGTTTTTTAACATAGATCGTAAATATGTACACGCCGATTTTAGCCATATTCCAATATTGCAAGAAGATAGAAAGGAGAAAGCGGACGTAGATAAAATATTAGGCTCTGTTTGGCTTGAGAGGTGGCAAAATGGAGTATGTACGCTCAACGATTGGATAGTTTCAAATGATGGTGTAAAGGGAGTAGGATTAATTTATGAGAAGAAAATCTTTGAATTAACAGAAGATGAACTATCTTTGGTTAAGAACGTATTAAATTTAAAAGGAAATGTCAACACTCCAACACAAAATACAGGAGATCAAGCAGCGAGCAGCTCCAATATCGTTTAGTACGATTGCTATAAATGAAAAAGATATTACTGAAATAACTGACCGAGTTATTAGAGGATATCTAGTTAAGTGGGGCAACAAAAATATGTTTGGAGAAGTGTTCGTTAAAGGAGCATTTGCCAAATCAATTAGGGAGCGAGGTCCGGGAAGTCAAGCGAAATATAAGCTTACTTTTTTATGGCAACATAACCAACATGACCCATTAGCTTTATTTGCTGTTCTTAGAGAAGATGATTTTGGTTTGTATTTTGAAACCGAACCATTGGATGATGTTCCAAATGCTGACCGAACTATTAAACAAATCAACTCAGGTACATTAAATCAATTCTCAGTAGGATTCGACTACGTATGGGATAAGATAGAATATGACGAAATAACAGATTCTTTAGTTCTTTTAGAGGTTGATTTCTTTGAAGGTAGCGTTGTAACTATCGGTGCTGATATGGAAACATTCGCAATAAGAAGCAAGGAAGGACTATCTGATTTGCATGATGATATAGAAGATTTTATAAATCAAATACCAAGAAAAGACAGATTGCAAGCTAGAAAGCTATTTGCATTACAGAAATCACTTATACCAATTGAGCCGTTTGAGCAACGCAAAAAGACACTCAATGAGGATAAGAAGATAAAGGCATTAGATTATAGCTATTTATTAAATTCACTTTAAAATTTTTACACATGACACCAGAAGAAAAAGTTGCTCATGATGCGTTGCTCGAAAAAGTAAAAGAGACCGCAAAGACTGAGATTGAAACTAGAGGCTACCAAAATAAAGAAGCTGTTGAAGCTCTTTTAAGTAGCGCTTTAAAAGATTTGCCTTTAGAAGCTCTAAGAAATTATGACGCTCAAAAAGTCAATGATTCCATTAAAAATATTGCTGCTGAACTTGAAAAAGTAAAGCAAATAAGAGCAGGAGAATTAGATGGCAATGAAAAAGAGTTGATTCAAAGATCACTTAACTCATTGTTATTTCCTGAAGATGGAAAGCAATCAGATGTGGAGTTGATGATGCGCTCGAAAGGTGCTGCAGGATTAAAAGAAGTAGTTCTTAATATTCGTGCCGCTGCAAATATGCAGACCGATAACACGATTAACGAAAACAATTTTCCATTAGCGATGATTGAAAGTTTTAACGTTATTGACGGAGTGGTCAAGAAAAGACGTGGAACTCAATATATTTTTGATATCGCAGACGTGACTACTGTTGCTGAACTTGAAGAGTACACAACATGGTTAGAAGAAGGTAATAGTGAAGGTGCATTTGCAGTCGTTGCAGAAGGGGCGGTTAAGCCTTTAGTATCTTATGCATTAGTTCGCAACTTCGCCAAAGCTAAAAAAGTAGCTGCAAAATATGTCATTACTGAGGAGTTCGCAAAATTCAGAAAGAAAGCTTTATCTATCATTCAGAACCTTATCAACGATAAGATTTTGAGAGATTATGCAGCTATTTTAACAACCGACCTACAAGCCTTAGCGGCTTCATATGTCGGCACCTCTTTAGATGATACCTTTGTAGCTCCGAATGATTATGATGCTATTGGAGCGGTTGCCGCTCAGATTGAAACGTTAAATTTCTTTCCTGATTTATTGATTATCCACCCACAAGATAAATGGAGATTGTCATTAGAAAAAGACTCACAAGGTCGTTATTTCATGATGATTCCAATGTACAACCCTGATGGATTAGTTACAATGATGGGATTTAGAGTTTTAACATCTACTTACCAAACTATTGGAACATTCACATTAGGAGAAAGCGGATTGTTTAAAATCGAGCAGGAATCTTTGACTATTCGTTTAGGCTATGGTATTGATTACACTACTGCGGTTGTTTCTGGTACTTCAGTTGTAACAGCAGTATCAAGTGACTTTGATAACAATAGAATGCGTATTATCGTAGAGAATTTCTTTAAAGACTATATCGCTACTAACAATATCGGTTCATTCGTAACGGCTTCTTTTGCAACTGTTAAAGCGGCACTTTTAAAACCTTAATACTTTAAGCCATGGCGCAAGAAAAAAGAGAACAAAAGATAATTCCAGCAGGACAGGAAGAAATCCAACCATTAACGACTGAAAATTCAGTAGTTGATGGCGGAACTTTAGTTAGACCTAAAGAAGATGTGGTAATTGTTGGACTCAAAAACAGCCTATTAGGTGAAGATGTTGAGCATACTGTACACCGTGTATTAGCCGACAAGCTAGTTTCTAAAGGTCAAGCGAAACTCAAAAAATAACATTCTTATGATTATCAATAGTACATATTTTATCAATGAGATTTTCATAGCGGGTCAAGCAAATAGCGTTGATGTAGACAGTTCACGATCTAAACTTTCGGGATTCATAAGTAAATATGAGCCTAAGTTTTTGACAGAGTTATTAGGAGAAGATTTATATTCTGATTTAACAGCAGGATTATTAGAAGTTCCTATACCTCAAAAGTGGACTGACTTAAAAAACGCCTTAGCAAATGATGCGACTAAAGAAAGTCCTATTGCTAATTATGTGTACTATTGGTACTTAAGAAATGCGTCAAGTACAACCGTTGAAGTAGGCGAAAGCATGCAACTTACTGAAAATGCTAATCGTGTAAGTTCTATTGATAAGCAAGTAAGGGCGTGGAATGAAATGATTGATCTAAATAAGAAAGTAATTATTTTCTTAAATCAAAACACATCCGATTATCCAAATTGGGGAGCAAGAACACCGATTCATTTCGGATGGGCTTACGGAAACTTCCTATTGTGTAGAGGATATGATTTGATTCAGTATATTAATTCCATAAACTTATGATGATTATTAAGGATATAATCAAAGATGTAGTATCTAAAGTAAGCACCGATTTACTCAGTCAATTACAGACCTATGATTCAACTATTACGGGGGTTCACTTTATGAATGGACACCCTTTGGAAATCATAAATAGGCTTGTAAAACGTGAGCAGAACGGAATGCAATATGATAAATATCCTTTGGTATGTCTATTCCATGACTTTCCTGAGAAATCATTTGCAGACGGCACGATTGAAACTACGCTTCATTTAGCTATTTGTCGGGCAACAGACCCAAATCTAATAGCAGATGAGCGTTACGAAAAAAACTTTAAACCAGTTTTATACCTTATTTACGAAAAGTTTATAGATAGATTAATTCATCACAAATCTTTTTTAGGCTATGCACCAAAGCAAACTATAAAATACGATAGATTGTTTTGGGGTTCGGATAAACTTGTGAAAGGGCAAGCGAACGTCTTTAACGATTACTTAGACGCAATTGAAATAACAAATTTAACAATCAAATTAAATACATTAGTATGCCAATGATTAACGAAATAGCATGTACGGAAGTATTTGCGAACACTGGCTTTGGTCAGTGTAATTTCTCCCCTCGTGAGATTTTCGGAATCTTGCTAGTAAATCCAGACTTTGTAATAGA